TATCAAATTTATTAGGAGGGCTTTTTAACATAGCATCTCCTTTTATTTCAGTTGAACCATCTTCGTTAAGTATTTTAACATTACCTATATAAGCTTTACGCCCAACTATAGTAGCTGTTGCATAATTAGCTTTTACAGCAGGAGTAGAATCTTCTATTCCAGTTCTACTAAGGTAAGAATCTACAAGATTAGGTGTTGCTAAAAAATCATGGTCTACTTCAAACAAATATTCTGAATCAGATGTATTATAAACTACATCATGCTCTTTTCCGGTAGACACAACTCTACTTACACCTTTAACAAAATCATATTCAATTTGAGCTGTCCAAGAACTAAACACTTCACCGCTTACATCTCTTGCGTACCATACAGCTCCAGTTATTCTTCTATTAAAAGTAGTAGATGTTCCATGCTCTACATAAAATTTTACTGTAGGAGCAAATGAAGCATCTGTAATTGAATGTACAGTAGTTGGCGACGTATCAGGGTCAAATAATGTTCTTATAAGAGACTCTTGATTTCCATCATATATAAAAGATACTCCATATTCCCAAGAACTATCCCAGCCAGAAGCTACTATTCCGCTTGTAGGGGCAGCATTATTTAAAACTTCAAGAAATACATTTGGCACACCACTATTAGATAGTGTTGGGTGATTAGATGTAGTAATAGTTCCTTCAGTTACTTTAACAGCTGTTATAAGAGTACTACTTATAAGTTTACCTGAACTAGTAACAGCTAAAAGAGTTCTAACTCCATTAGTAGTATCACTATTAGCAAAAGATTGACCATCAGCTGAACCATTGTGATAATGGTCTCCAAGATTAAATGTATATACTATATCTTTCGTTCCACTACTTACAGGATTACCCATTTCACTTTGACTAGTAACTTGATGTGAAGTTCCAGATACGCCATTAAAAGAACTAGCTGTTCCACTCCCAGATGTCAAATTAAATGTTACATCAAAATCAGTTTCTCCAGGGATTCCAGTAACAGTAGCGGTAGTTATTGTTACTGTAACTTCTATGCTTGTTCTAAAATTAACTACACTACCACTTGCATCAAATAAAGCGTCTGCTGTGATATGTTTATCAGCTGTTGTAAGTCCAGTAACATTAAGGTTGTGACCAGCAGATACGCTATATGCTGTTAATGCTGGGTCCCATCTAGAAGTATCAGCAGGAGCAGATATGTATTGGTCATAATCAAACCAACCATCAATTATTACAGTGCTTGTAATAGATTGAAATAAAGTTCTATCTATATATTGATATGTTTTTGAATTATTATTTAAAGCATGATTCCCATCTGAAATTCTTAATCCTCCCTCTATAGAATAAAAAACAGGCAAAGCACTTGCTGTAGTACTACTACCTATATCAATTACACCACTACCAGCAGATAAATTAACATCATCATTAAAAGCATCTTCAGAGGCACTGTAAACCCAAACTTCACCATCATTACCATCATACATAGCAACATAATCATCTCCAGTAGTAGCTTCACTACTTCCTTTATCTTCAGCTCCTGTGTAATCGCTTTTCCAAGCATGAATGCCATAACCAGCTTTCATAGTACCAGTAATACCGGTATTATTAGCTGTAGCTATATCGCTTCCGGATTGAACGCCCATTGTAGTTATTTGACCAAGAGAGTCAACCATAGCGTCTATTAAAGAGGATTGTTGATTATCGTTTATATCTCTAGCGTCTGAATGGTTATTTAAGCCTCCATGAAATTGGTCTATTTTAAAAATTTTCTTAGGCATTAAATTCCCAATACATATTCAATTTCGCTAGTTCCGCTAGCAGACTTAGCATAAATTGTGTTTACTGCTATACTGTCTGCCTTAAAATATAAAGCATTACCAACAGATAGCTTAAATAAATAATTAGAACCGCTATCATTGCTTAACAGTATTGTGTTTGAACCAATGTTTTTAAAATAAGCAAAAACCAACGCAGTACTAGAAGTATTTAATTGCTCTCCAGAAGTAGTTAAATCTTCTCCAACTTCGTCCCAGTCTAATGTTGTCAAGGCTTCCCAATTAGAGCTTGAAGTATTCCAGATTGTACCAGTCTTAGTCCAGTTGTCATTAACTTGATTTGCTGTTATATCTATAAAACTAGAACAACCATAAGATTTTTTTATATCAGAATCAATAACATTCTCTGTAGTAGCTCCGTAGCTTTTTGTAAACTCCTCAAATACTATACTGGTAGGTGTTACCGAATTTAAATTATAAGGTATAACCTGCGTATTGTATTGGATTCTCCTTGCTACTGCGCTCATTGTGCTACTATATATTCTATACTGCTTGTTTCAGAACTTGTTTTTACTTTAATATTTGCTGATGATACAGAGTTTAACTCTGATGAAAATACATCATTCTTAGAAATTTTTGTTTTATAATTACTACCATCAAGAGATAAAAACACATCGTTATTTGCTTTATTTTTTATCATTATATAAATAATGCTTACTCCAGCTGTATTTAAAACAGCTCCAGTTGTTGTTACTTCTTTATCTCCAGAAAAAAAACTAGAATGTTGACTATCAGCAATATCTGTAGTCATTTTACCAGACAGTCTTTTGCCTATATCACTATCATTGTAATAACGAGATTGTACGTTTACAAACTCAGTAGGATGGACCATAACTTTTGTTATAATTTTTTTATTAGGCATTAATTAGCAATCAACACTTGTAATGATTCTTTAAATTTTGCGTCAAGTCTAACATATTGGTCTTGATACCAACTATATTCTTTAGTGTATCTATCAACTTGTGCTGTATATTTCTGTATATCGGTTGAATATTCATTAATCGCTGTATTTACTTCAGAAGTATATCTTTGTATATCTGTTCCAAATTTACTTACTTCTAAACTGTAATCTTGTATTGAAGACTCTAAAGTTTTAGCAGCATTTGAAATATTAACATTAGTACTTTGTGACATCTTTGCTATTGCAGCTCCTGTGCTTTCTCTCATTTTTGAAATAGAAGCATTTACATCATTGGAAGCATTTGCTATTGAAGCTTTAGTTGCGTCGCCAGCAGTAGCTATGCTAGCTTGAGTTAGCAACCTAGCATCTTCAATTGTTGCTTGCATTGAATTTCTTGCGCTATTAACCTCTGCGTTAAAAGCTTCTATATAAGTTCTAATTTTTCCAATTTGAGAAGTTGCAAGTTCTGAATCTTCTTCTGTTTCAATAAAATCAGCTAACACATCAAAAAATGAATCAAAATCAATTTGATTTGCACCATTAGCTATCGCTCCAGCTTTCATTAAAGTTAAAGTGTTATTTGCAACAGTAGATTCACTTCCTGTAACAGTTGGTCTAGTATAAGCAGAAGCCTCGCTACCAGTAGAACCTGTAGCACTTGCATTTTCAGGAGCTACAGTTAAAGAATCTACAGCAACGCTAACTCCGTCTCCTACAGCTGCATTTGAAAAAGATATAGTAGGGTTGCTAGGAGTTGAAGGAACTACAATATCACTAAGTACGATTACCGGCTCAGAAGGCATAGAGTCTTTTACTCTTGCCATTAAATATTGACATGCTTTTGCGCTAGCACCTAACACAACTATATCTTCAACGCTATCAGGGAATGAATCAGGAGTATCTGTTATATCAGTTGCACTTGCAGCAACAGTAGGAAATATTACACTTTCAACTCTAAAAGCATTTGGACTTGCTCCGGGCGTTGGGAATACATAAATAGAGCTATTCTTAATAATATAGATAGGAGATTCTACGCTAGCAGAAAACATACTAGAAGAATCTTGAACTTTTCTAAAATATTTAACAGGCAATTCTCTACATTCTACGTATTCATCATTTGTCCCGCGCTCCCTTATAACGCTAACTATTCTATGATTAGCGATATTTGTAGAGTTATTCGTTATATCTCCAGATTCTTGCGTAAATCCTTTAATTTTATCGTCAGGTATTGCTCTTATAATTTCTGCTGCTGTGTCAGTAAGTGCGTCACCTAAAAAAGTATCGTCACCTACTGCCCCAACATAATCTTCTATTCTTACTTTAAATGTACTCATTAGAATATAAAATCCTGTAATGGTGGTGGTATAATGTCTGGTTTAGCTTCTCTTGAGTTTCTTGTCTCTATAAATTCTTTTTCTATTTTTTCTGCTAATCCGTAGTGTCCGCTACCCATTTGCATTTGACTATCTAAGAATAAAAAATGAGCTAACGCATAGTGAATACAAGCTGGTATAAGTTGGTCTGGTAAATCAACTCCATCTGTAATTGCGTTTTTAGGAAGAGGATTCGCGTAGTAATAAACTTTTAAAGTTGTGCCAGAATCAGGGGTTTTAGTCAAAGTTATTTTGACTCCTTTAAATGTCCATGCACCTCCGCTGCCATAAGCTACAGTATAAGCAGCCCCTTTAACTGGAATTGAAAAAGCGTTTGCACTTGTGACTGTAACCTTGTGAATAGTATCATTTATTTCACTTTTATCTCCAACCCCAGAAAGTAGACCAACAATACCTGTTATTTTTACCTTATCTCCATTTTCTAACCCATGAGAATTGCTTGTAATAACTATTGGATTAGCGCTTGTTGCTGCTGTAATAGCTGAAGAGCTAGAATCCTCTTCACTTACAAAGTATCCAATATTTGTAATTTTATTTTCATCTGTTCCCTCTGCGTATCTTCTTTCACTAACAAATGGAATTGTTTTACTGTCATTTCTGCCAACCATTGAAACTTTATAGATTCTCATGCTAGCATCTTCATTACTTAAACTATATACGTTTGTTGTGCTAGTCGAAAAAGATTGAGAATTTCTTTTCCTAACAACTCTAGAGCCAACTTCTTTAACTTTGTTGTCAAAAAAACTAGAGATTAAAGGTTCCGTAATTGGAAACCCAAGAGCAGATTTACTTAACCCAGCTTCAATCATTTCGTATGCTTCTTGATATCTCATTACGCTTTACGTCTCCTTATTCCTTTTACATGTTTTTGTGATTTAGGCGGGCTTTTTGTACTTCCACCTTTTCCTGCCCAAAAAAGTTTGTTTGACCAATAAGCAGCAGAGCATGGTCCTTTTTTAATATTTTTTCCATGCCTAGCCTTAAAGCTTTTTCTTGCCTCTGCGCTATAATTGTGACCCATTTTCTGGTCACCAAATCTAATAATCTTTATTCCACTATCACATCGTACAGCTACAACCGCTTTTTTGGTAGAATGCTTAGGGGTTCTTTTTGGTTTATTTAAACCAGATAAGCTATATTTTTTTAGTTTATTTTTTTCTTGTATAGTCATTTTAAATCTTTAAGTAATGGAGGGCAATAAATTACCCTCCATTTAACATACTTATTTAGACAAGCTTCATGATTGCATGAGTTTGTTCTTGGCGAATTTCAGCACCTGCTTCAACTAACCATTCGTCTGTTTGACCATCACTACCATCTTGAACAATATCTCTGCGAAGCTGAAAATCAGATTCGGCTAAGATACGAGCGTCAAAATTGCTAAAGTCAACAGCTACTGCGTAATCTTCGTAAGCACCGCGAAGGAAAGGATGAGGGACAAAGTTTAATGTTCCTACTGGACCCATATAACTCATTACTCTTAATCCTGCACGTTCTTCTTCGCCCATCATGGCGTTAAGACTGCTTGTAGAATTAGCTCTAACCATTGCTGTTAGTTTTAACAACCATTTATTGGATGCAAAAACTGTTTTTTCCATTGAACCATCAATAGTATCTTGGAAAATATGCTCAACAACAGCATCAAACAATGCAAGTGTTCCAGAGCTGTTATTTAACTGTAATGATGAATCAATATCAGCATTATTAGTTTGAATAACACCAGCTGTTCCACCAACACCTAAACCTGCAAAGGTTCTTTTAGGATTAGCAGAAGTAGCGTCTAGGCTAATTGCACCATTAAAAAGCATAGCGTATTCTACGTTTGCTTTAATTTGTGCTAGCTTACGCGCTTGTAGTCTTGCTAGTTCTGGTCCACCATATTGGTCAGACACTCTAGCGGTACGAGTAATCGTATAAGGTTCGCGAAAGATTTGCGTACAATTCTTTAATCTACGAACTTTTTTACGAGTCTCAGAACCAACAGCAGCACCTTCAGCGTACTCACCATTACCACCCGCTACCATGAAATAATCGGCATCAGCAAAGTTAACTTCGCCAAATCCCATTGGGTCATTTCCATAAATAGAAGTTGCTACAGCATTGTCATAAAACTGACCAGCTGTTGCAATGTAGGTTAGAGTAAGAACACCAGCTGCGTCAGCAGTAATCATATCAGTACCATTAGCTACAGCTTCTACGTTATAAGCATTCAATGAAGCATGCTTGTGTGCGCTTAAGAATTGAACATGCTTGTCACTAGGACTTGCCATGTTTACATCTTTACCTATTGCAACACAAATAAAATGTGTTACAGCAGTTGTTAAAGCAGCAGAACCGCCAGCTACAGTAGCTGTATAAATTCCACCAACTTCAAATGCTTCAACCTGTGCTTGTCTGCGAAATTTAACAATAGCGTTATCGCCATTAATTCCAGCAGTTGCAGTATCATTTACGTCTGAACTTGTAATTTCAGTCTTGACACTTCTTTTAATAAAATACTCATCTTCCATCCATTCAAAAATCGGTACAGGAGTTCCAATTGTGCCTGCACGACCAGAAATAGATAGCAAAGGTGTTACAGATTCATTATAGTAATAAATCTTTGGACCTAATTCGAGTACTTGTCTTTGTGTGCCGTCAGAGAACTGTGTTGCAGTTCCGGCACCATATGTATTAGCCATAATACATACTCCTTTATTTTAGGGTTATTTTTTGCTAAATTGCAATATTCCCTTCATAAAGTCGTCTAATTCTTTATCAGCAGGTTTCTTTACAGGAGTAGGTTTGCCTTCAACTGAGGCTCCACTTTGGACCTTTTCCATTTCAAGAACCTTACTCCGACTAGCCTGTTCTTTGTCTGAAGGAGAATTTACACTTTCTTGTTTTTCGTTCAGAACCTTCCACACCTTAACCATATTAGAAGTTGTTACGTTTTCAGGACTTTTCATAAAACCATAATATGATTTTATTTCTTCTTCCGTCATACCTAAAGATTTAAGTTCAGTTACTTCAGCTTGTCTTGCTTTTACTTGACTCTCTTTTTGCCTTACTCCTTCAAATTGATTCATTGCTTTTTTAGCTCCCTGGTCAATTAGCCATTGGTCATATTCCTGTCGCCAGACTTGGGAAGAAGAGCCTTCGCTTCCTTCTTCTAGTATTTCATAATCTTCTGGTTTTTTAGGAGAGCCACCGACTTCTTGCTTCGTCGCTTCTTTTTGCAATTTTTCTACAATATCAGGATTCTTTTGCAACCAAGAATCAATAACTTCAAGCTTCTCATATTTTGAGCTTTTATCTCGAAGTTCTACTTCAGCTTTGTCTTTTGCACTTTGTATATTTTTATATGCATCAGCAAGCTTGCTTCGACCTTCTTCAGTATCTTCAAACTTATTATCAATAAGCCATTCTTTAACTTCTTCTACAGCTGCTTCTTCCTTCTGAGTTATTTCTTTTTCTGAAAGCTCAATGGTTTCTTCTGCTTTAGATTCTATTTCGTTTTCCACATTTACTTCAGTAGAGCTAGCCGGACCTTCGTTAAAAGTATTTAACATGCCCATTAAGTTATCATCCTTAGGTTCTTGTGTACTTGTCGTATTTTTAGACATTCGATGCTCCTGTGTTTTGGTTATCCTAATCCAATTTGTTCTTCAAATGGATTAGAAGCCGTTTCTTCTGAGTTAACCGCGCTTCTTAAATCAGCTAAATCAATAGCTGTTTTATCTGTCATCTCTTTCTGTTTTCTTTCCTCGTTCTTCGCTGTCGCTCTCAAGTTACTTACCGCTTGTTGAACCGGCTTTGTAGCTTCAGAGACTTCTGCTCTCATTTTCGTATGGAACAGTTCTCTTTCTCTAGTTTGCAAATCTCCAGTCATAGACTGTAATTGTTTTGACAATTGTTGATTTTGCGCTCTAAGTTTTTCAATCTCACTCATTCTACCAATCAAAGCTGCCTTATCAACATCTCCTTGTAACCCCATGATTACTTGAGTCCTATCGTAAATGCCAGCTTGTAATAATTGTATATCTTTTGCCAAATCTGCCGTTGGACTTTTTGAGCGAGTACTTCCAATAACTACACGAATATCTACTTCCGCTGTTGTAACATCATACATTCTTTCAATCGCTAGACTGTAATCGTTTATTACCGGAACATTAATTTTTAACTCTTTTTCAATCCCTAATGGATTAATGACGCGTAAAATTCTTTCCTTATCATATACATAAGGTATGTACTTTGAGATTATCCTGCCTACATGAGTAAGCATATCATATGTAGGTAATATCTTCCAGTTTTGTTTTCTAGAAGAAGATTCGTCTAATATTTTGGCTTCGCCAAAAGTTCCAACTGCTCCAGAAGGATTTCCTTGCTGAAATTTGTAAGCACCAAAAACAGTCTCTATATCTGTTTCATATCTTTGTTTTTCTATGTAAAGCTGAGAGCTTATTGCAGGTGGAGATAACTCTTTTATTTTACCTTCTCTTAAAGCTGAAGGGTTTGCTCTTATTATAGCGTTAGGGACAAACCATTTTTCAAGTTCTTCTGGGTCAATAGCTCCATCTTCATAGATTAATTTAAAACTAGCAGTACTAGTGGCGTGAGAGATAAGCAATGCCTCGGTTCTATTTAACATTCTTTGTGGGGTCTTTGCATGTCTAACATCGCCAGCCGGATAAGGGTTTCCATTATGCTCATTACAAGCAGGTACGATGGGGTAATCTTCTAATGGCAATACAATATCATATATCATAGCGTCGCCAATTACAAAACTTTCCCTAACTCTAGTAATAAATATTTTTTCTTCTTCTACTTGATTTTCTACAATATACGCTTTATATCTTTTTGTTGTTTTAAATTCGTCGTATTCTTTTTTCTTAAAACTTTTTTGCCTACCAGTAAGTTTGTCTGTAAGAAGAATCTGTTCTTCACTTACTTTAGACCACCTGATAAATTTTCTGACCTTAGCCTGCCCATCGTCATTTACGTCACTTTTTCTAATTATTTGGTCTCTATTATATTTAGAAGTAGCATAATCGTCATCTCTATAATCTTCATGTGCATTCTCTATGTCTAAAGCATGTTCAGGAAACATAATCTTCATAGATGCTTTAGTGCTTGTATCAGAAAGAATAATAGATGAAGCATCCCTAAAAAATGGGTCTGTAGAATTTGGGTCAACGTATATATTCTCTGGAGCAACTTTTTTTACTTTTATTCCACCCCTACCTTGCTCTGCTTGCCAATCTGGATACACATACATGTAGCCAATACCTTTAACTGTATAGTCTTTTACAATCCCTCTAAAGTGCCTGTCTCCATCTGAGTCATACCAAATTTTATCTAATAATTTATTATATACAAATGCAACTTCAGAATCTGTTTTTCCTGTAGGTCTAACATCCCACTCTGGACTAGAACCAGCAACATTTGATAAGACTTGCTCAACAGCAGGTCTAATTTTATTATTAGCTTCAGGAGGTTGTCCAACACTAACTAGATAATTTTTTTGCGCCCTTGTTAATTGAAGACCTAAATAAAACTCTTCATCTTCTGACATTTGAAATTTATGTTCATCCGCTGAAGATTGATAAAAAACATATTCATTACTAATGTCAGACGCAGAGACTTCATCAAGTTTGATATTTTTTAAACTTATCATACTACCACATATTAATTATTATTATACATACTATGCAAACACACTTTCTCCAGTTTCCCAATCTATACCTTTAAATGGCGTATAACCTTTATATTGAGTTCCATCTTCCTCATATCCATGCCTTGGTGCATAGATATCGTCAATTGCCCACCTTAACGCATCCAACGTATCTTTCTTAAAACTTCCATGCTCTTTAAAATTTAAAAGTTCTTGTTCTAACTCCCAATGCTCATCTTTTATAGACATAGCATCGCTTGCAAAATAAGGTTGCAATTGTTTTATTCTATAATATTTACTTTTTATTGCTTTTTTAGGACTTACATTGTAAAATTTGCCACTTTTTTTAGATTGCCTCAGCATGTAATCAGAAAGCATTACATGTCCTGTTTCTTCTATGTTTATTATTTTAGGTTTGTAATATTCTATCATTTCGGTTAACTTATCGGCTAAATCCATTGGAGCCATTTGACCTCGATGATAATCAATAACGTATATATTATTTTCAACATCGACTCCTATCACCATAATAACTGAAAAGTCAGCTTTTATATTTTCACTTGAAGCTGGGTCAACACCCATAAAGACATTAACGGGAACTTCCCAAGTCTCATCTTCAACATCTTGAATAATAACAGCAAAATCGTTGTCATTTTTAAAATGACCTTCCCAATAGTTAATATTTTCTTTCTTAAATACACGAAAACTGTCATCCATTGGTATATTTTGATATTCTTGATAGAAATAAGCAACATCACCCTCAGAAATTAATCTATCTCTTTCAGCTATAAGCCAGTCATAAGGTCTATAGTCTTCCCACAGCACTTTAGGCTTACCTTTTTCATCTAATATTTCTTTGCCGCTTGCAGTAAACTTCCCAAATTCATTGTCTTGCAAGATAGCTTGAAAAAACATGCTATCCCACCCCTTAATTTTTCTTTTGCCATTTTTATCGTAAGCTCTCGGACCAGCAATCCTATTTAAGTACGACTCTTCATCTACAACTGTTCCTATGAAAATAAGTTTAGAATCTCCAGAACCAGCAATAACAGCACCATTAAGCCATTGCCTAAATTGGTCGCGCAATGTTTGCGTTGCTGTATTCCTTTCACCTTCACCATCATCAATAACTGTTAAGGTAGGTCTGTAAGCTCCATACTTTAATCCACGAACTTTTTGCCCTGTACCACGAATCAATACTTTACAATAACTATTAGGAGTTCCTTTTTCATCAAAGCCTGCAACAAATTCTTTTTCTTCTTTTCCCCAGTTTCTACCTTTTCTGTCTCCAAAAAAATATTGAAGCTTTTCATTAAACTCTATTTCGTTACCAATAGTTTCCAAGTAAAATTTAGATTGTTTTTCTGATTCAGATATTAAAAGGATAAACTTTTCTTCATCAAATAAAATTCGATGTAAAGGATAGACTAAATTAATTAAAGTAGATTTAGCGTGTCCACGAGGCGCTACAACTGCCAACTTTGAGCCTACCTTTAAATTTAAAAGCTTAGAAACTATCTTTTTATGAAAATCAGGAGACTTACTTCTAATGTGATAGTGCATAGGAAGCTCTGGGTCTCCTAATATAAATTTGGCAAAAAAGAATATATCTAAATACATTCTCTTCATTAAAGATTCGCGTTCTTCTATAGTGTAAGAAAGTTCCAATGTTACGCCTTGTTTTTTATCCTTAATATTTGAGCAGACAAATATACGCAAGCATCTAGCAATTCTTCTAATGCTTCTTGAGTAAAGTCTCTATTGTCGCTTATAGGTACGTCTTGATTGTATTTAGCTTGCCCTAAGTCTAGTCTATCTGAAATCATTTTTTTGATTTCTTCATTAACCCCTTGCACTTTGCTAAATGTTTTTTCCTCTTTGATTTTTTTCTCCCATCTAAAGTTGTAGTAAGACGCGACGAGCCATCTGTAAACACCATTTGATTTGTTGATAAATATTTAGGCATCTGCTGTTCCTGTTATGTATTTTTCGTAAACATATAATCTTTCGCTGAGTGAATCTACTTGCTCAACCATGCTTAAAATTAAGGCAGAGACCTTAGGTTCTACAAACATTTCTTTGCCGTCTAACATAATAATGCCTGTATATGACTCATCAATCTCTAATGTGATTGTCGCTTCGGGTATCTTCCTCGTCAATAACACCTTGTATTCCTTTATTTTTTACAACATTCATTAAGCGACCAATATCTTTGTCCGATAATTTTTGCCTTGCTTCTGACAAAAGCTTCTTATCGCCATCTGATATCATAATAATATTTTGCGTCTTCTCTTCTTTTTCTTTTCTTGTATGACCTAAGAGTTCAGAAACGCGGTTGAGTGCGTTAAGTTTTGCGTTTACAGGAGCGCTATCAATTATATCTCGATATTGGTTAACAATCCAATTGTCATCCATTCCATGCTCTAATAAGGTTTCCCTTATGTTCATGCTAATCCTATCAGAGATATATTTTTTTCGTAAAATTCTAAGACCTCTCCTAAGCGCTTGTTTAGGGTTATTGTCGCTAAACGCGTTTGTGTACGCGTCAACGATGGAGGCACAATCAAACTTTCCGTTCTTGTCCATTTCTCCAAATTTAGAGATATAGTCTGCAAATTGTTTTTGTAATACAGTTGCTGGGACATTTCTAACATATTGCTTATAGACGAGGTCGTTTCCTGACCAGTCTTTTTGCCGCTTGGCATAGACTTTTGCGTAATAGGTTGGGGTTTCTCCAAAACCTGTGCGAATAAAAGTAATTTGTTTACGTTTGCCTTTAAACTTTTTGAAACGCTTTCCAACAACCTCAACAACCTTATCATCATTAGTCCGTATCCAATCACCAACCTCTGCGTTACGCCAGTCTTCGACTGCCTTAATTCCAAGAGAGTTAATTTCATTGCATTCATATTGCTCAAAGTCCTTCCCCTTACATGTTACCTTCATTTAGAATGGTGTTCTATCCTGCTTGTCCTCTATCTTATAACTAGTATATTCTAAACCGGTCTTTGCTGTCTTCTTCCAACCAGCAACGGAATAGTCAACACCTTTAATTCTAAAGCTTCCTGTAAAATCGGGTTGGTTCTCTTTCTCTTTCCCTTGGTTCGTAAATATAGAACCGGTCATATCCTTTACTTCGTATGCCATAATTAAAATCCTTTCATGTTTTTGATTGTTTAAACCTAAGGTTTATAAACCTTAGTAGTAAACCTTTATTTAGTAAATCTAATGTATCCTTATAAACCTAAGGTTTATTGCTACTGCTATAAGTAATGCTATGCGGTGGCAATGCGATGGCATTAGGGTAGCCATAACAACCCTATAGAATACCCTTAAAAAGCACTATTGTTAAAAACTGTACAAAATTTTTATGGAGGGTACTATATATAGACGGGGCGCCCCCCAATTTCGGTTCGCCCTACGCGTAACGCGTTGAGCCAACATTTTTTCCCCTCGTCGTGAAACATTGTTTATTTTTGCGAGCTAGCACGATTTTCTCGAACGCGAACGACAAAATGAGTGCTTGC